AATCTGTTCTATAACTCCGAAATAGCCCCACACGCCGATTGCGACAATCGCGATCAATGAGGCAACCGTCTTCATAGGCATCTGTACCTGTTGTGATTCGTCGATTTTTAGCGCCATAAATTACTTATAGAAACCTTTAAATAACCAATTAACCCATTTATTCCATAAGCCTTTAACCCAATTCCAGGCTTTACAACAAATGTTTTTACATTTATTTATCATGTTTTTTCTCCTCAATTTCGTAAAAGAAGTTGTCCGTATCTTCGGTCTTCCATTTACTTGTATTTTCAACATTCCATTCTGAGGTTTGCACTTTCCATTTTGGAATCTCATCTTTAACTGTGAAAGAAGGGATGTCCCATATACATCTGTTATTTGGTTGTGCTGCATAGTTCCCGTCATCGAGAGCTATGATATGAGCGCATTTATGCTCATGCGGAATCTCTGAATGGTCCGTATCTAATATATTACTTTCAGGATGTGCGAAGTCAACAGTAAATAAGTATTTACCAGGGTGCCATTTTTTATCTTTACCTATGTATTTACCAGCTTGGCCGTCTAGAATGTCCCAAGAAGTAACAGCAGGATAGTAACTAAAACAATTCCATAACTGTAACTCATCAAGTCTACGCCTAGGAACCTCTTGCGCTTTAAAACCTCTTTGAATGAATGCAGATATCGGGAGACGATAGAAGACAGCTCCATTTTCCATAATTCCATGAAAAAGAATAGCACGCCCCGTAATAGCCGTAATACCAAATATGATACAATCTTCGACTTCACCATGATGGCTTTTAAGATCATATAGATATTCTCTCCTGATTTGTGCATACTCCGGCGGTATGTTCGCATTTAAATAAGCCATAATAAATCCTCATTTTATACTGCCCCAATTATCTCCCTCTTCATAATCTACTTTGTTAGGAACTTCAAGAGCAACAGTCGACTCCATTATTTCTTTAATCTTATCTGCTTCTTTTTTATTTTGTATAGATATATCTAATTCATCATGTACTTGTAGATGTGGTATGATGCCTTCAGCGTGTAGATCTATCATAGCTTTCTTTGTCATGTCTGCTGCGGATCCTTGTATCAATCTATTCAAAGCTTTGTATGTATATGCTCTCCTAATCCCTGGTCCGTGTTCCGCGAGCGCATCATCGTGAGGCAATGGCTTGTGGATACCGAACTGATTTGGTTCCCATAGATGAAACCTGCACAGTCGACCCAGCAACGTTCGCACTTTACCTTTACGCTGTGCTCTGCTCATCACTGCATCCATCAACTGTTTAACAAAAGGCACCTTTGTATGATATTGTTTAAACAATTCATCAGCTTGTAATTTGTTTACACCCAGCTCTGCTTGTAATTTGTTTTTACCCATGCCATAGAAAAGACCCAAGTTAATTGTCTTTGCTTGTGTTCTAGGTATGCCGGCCATATCTGCTACAATCTTATGAAAGTCTGCATCACCTTGCTTGTATGCATCAACGACATCTTCTACAGAAAAGAAACCTTGTAATGCTGCGTAGTGAACTACAAGTCTTGGTTCTTGTTGGTTGTAGTCAAAGCAGCCCCATTTACAGGTCTCTTCAGGTATAAATAAACTTCTTATCCGTGGTCCGAGATCCTTGTTCCTTGCAGGTATCTGCTGTAAGTTTGGATTATTCATACTAAATCTACCTGTAACCGTACCACCACTGTCACCACGTAGTTGGTTTATCTCTGCATGTATTCTTCCTTTGCCAGAGTATTTTAATATTGTATCTAAGAATGTTGTGTGTGCTTTGTTGATCTCTCTTGCTTTCGCAATAGCTTGCACAATCTTGTGTGGGTGATTAGCTAGAAAGTTTTTAGTAAAACTAGGCGCTTGTGTCTTTGCTGTTCTATCATAGGGTAGTTTTAACTTATCAAATACTTTTGCAATAGATCTTGCTGCCCAGATCTGTACCTCTTGTCCTGTTTCAGAATATACACCATCCAATAATCTTTTTTCTTCTTCAACCATTTTTTGTTTTTCTGTGGCTGCTCTGTCTACATCTACACGTACACCCAAAAATCTCATGTCAACCAACACAGGAAACAGTTTAGTTTCCATTTCAAATATATTTTCTATATCTTGATGTACTATTTCTTTTTTTAATTCTTGCCACAACTCCAGTGTGAGTTGAGCGTCACGCTCCGCGTAAGCTCCAACGTACATGGCTGGTAGTTTGTACATTTCTGCTTTTGGATCTACACCCCAAGACTTTGCAGCTTCGTATAATGCTGTTTCATCTTTACCTCTACCTACAAAATCTCTACCACAGTTATTTAAATCGTATCTAAATCTATTCTCATCAACCAAAGATGCAGCTATCATTGTATCTACAATCTTACCGTGTACATGTATGCCTAAACTTCTCAACCAACACACATCATACATTGCATTGTGAAATACTTTTGTAGAGAGCGATCTCATCTGATCTTGAAACCATTTAAGAACCATTTTACGATCCATGTTACCACCGCCTTCATGTGCGATAGGATAATATGCACACCAATCACTTGTTGCCAGGGATATACCTACCACGTCACCAACACCTACAACAGAGCCAGAACCCATTCTGTCATTTAGGTTTGGATCTTTTGTTTCTAAGTCGATTGCGATCTCATCATATTTTGATAGATCAGGAAAATCTTGTGGTGGTAACCACTCTGTTTGTGGTTTAAATGTTATTTTCATTTTTCTGTGTCCTCTAATTTTTTCTTTTCTAATTCACAATAGTGTATAATCTTATCAAGATCCTCTACACCGTTCTTATGCATGTACCTACAAACGTACTTCACAACACAGCCCTGAAAAAATGAAAGATTATTTTTTGAAATAAACTCATATGGCTGTATGTTAAAATACATATAATGGGATCCACCTATCTGTTTATTCTGTGGTTTCGCTTTATCAAACATATTTATATCTGTCATATTTTATATCCTTTATAAGTATCTTTTGGTCTGACAATATGTAAATGATTCTTCGCTCTGGTTGCACCAACATAGAACAATCTATTTTCATCGTCAGGATTTTTTTCGTAGTTGACTTGCGTGTTTCTTGATAGGTCTGTCAGGAGAACTACGTTATCCTGCTCACCACCTTTCACTCCATGTATTGTAGACAATGATATTCTTGGAGCTGAATTTAATTTCTCACCGTTTTCTCTCATCCTTCTAATGTATCTTATACTCCTACTAGGAGCATTGTCAAAAGCTTCGTACCAAATTTTGTCTGTCTTCAACCATGTTCGTTCTTTCAGTCCAGCCATGTCATAGTTTGCATCTTTGTTCATGTACTTCAAAGCTTGTTTTTCAAAATGGTTTTGTGACATGTAAGACGCTATTCGCTCTACCTGATCGTAATTAATACTCACACCTTTACGCACATTTTCCCAATCTGTTACAGCCTTGTACAGATCTTGTTCTTTGTTTGTTTTATATTTGTTTTCGTAATACAACCCCTGTGAATACAGTTGTTCTTCTAATTCGTTTAACATAAATCTAGTTCTAGCTAGCACTAGCCAATTACCTTTTTTCATGTTAATTTGTTTAAACTCATCATAATATGAAATTAAACCTTTTTGCGTTTTTGGTCTCCACTCTTTTGGTAATCTATGTTGTATTCTGTTTACTATCTTTGTTGCAACATCGTGAACAACCTGCGGTATTCGGTATGACTGTGTCAGCTGCACAATCTTTCCCGTCTGTGCTATAAAACTATCTACGTCTGCGCCTGCCCATCTAAATATAGCTTGATCATCATCACCTGCAATAAATGTATCTTGTGTCTTGTTCCATATAGATTTTGCCATAGCCCATTGTGATCTAGATAAGTCTTGTGCTTCATCTATAAAAACTACATCAAATCGTGGAGATCTATCTGACTTAACAAATTCTATAATCATGTCTGTAAAATCAATTAAGTTATAATCTTTCTTGTACTGTTCTAAATCGTGTGCAAACTGTTTTAGTGTTTTGATATCTACTAACTGTGTATGTTCTTGTTTATTAAACTGTTCTTCTGGTGTGATACCACGTAGTTTAGCTAATTGTATAATACGTAATATATCACTTTTAGTTGTAAATAGTCCTGTGTGTTCGTTATCATACTCGTGATAATCTACAATTAGATTTGCTTTCTTACCTAGGTCTTCGTAGTGTCTACGTTGCATGACTTCATCTTTACGTATACCAAGTCTTCTAAACGCTAGTGAATGTAGTGTTCTAAAATATGGTAGATCTTTCTCACTAAAATTAAATTTAGACATAGCCCTGTCTCTTGCTTCGTACGCAGCTTTTTGTGTAAAAGAAAAATAACCGATCTTATCAGGATCGGTTTGTTTTAAATACTTGTCAACTTCATTAAGTAAAGTGGTGGTCTTACCAGTACCAGGTGGACCCAAGACAATAGTTTTCAAAACGCATCCTCCTGTTTGAAGACTCTATCTTTCGGTTTAAATCCTTCTTTCTCAAACTCTGGTAATCTAATCACACTTATCTTTTTCTTTGGTAGTGACACTCTGTAGTCTGTATCATAACCACAATGTTCTCTCAACACGTACAAAGTAAACTGAGGTTTCTCTGCCCACTTGTGTCTTGCTAAAAACTGATAAAAGAAATTACTAAACACAAAGTGATGGTGTCCTTTGTTATTCCAAACGTTACCTGCTTCTAAATCTTCTCTTGTTGCACCTGATGTTGCTCTACCTAAACAATAGTTTTCTACGTGTTGTTTAAGTTGTTCAATCATACTAGATCCAGCTGGAGCTTCTACTTCTTCTTTGTTTGTCATCAAAAGATTTATCATCTCATCAAAGTCTTTTGGTTTTATCTTTGGTGGCTTTGTATAGATCTGATTCATACATGCTCGTATGAATAGTCTTTGTTCTTGTAGTTCTTCTGCTTTCAGTTCTATTCTTTCACCATCTACGTTGAGTCTGTATATTGGTGGCTCTGTCTTTACAACTTGTAGATCTTTCAAAGGTGGAAACAAAGCTTGAGTCCCGATACCAAACTTTCTAGTCTTACATAATTGTTTATCACAGTGATTACACATAGGTTCCTCTGTGCATTTAAAACCATAGTCTTTATTATCTTTTCTAAATTTTGTTATCTCGTCGTGTCTGTATGGATTTATAAAGTGTTTGTAATTAAATTCATCTAGCTTATCTGCCCATGACTCTGGCCATTTCTTTTTAGCGTATACTCTAAACTGAAACATAACTCTGTCTCTACCATCGTCTAGTTTCTCTCTTGTCAAAGATTCTAGACAAGGTGGTCCATCATCGTATTCAGAAGATGGTCTTTTAATAACTAAGTTTTGTAATTGTTCTGGAGTTATCTCTACAACGTTTTGTAAAAAATCAGGAAGTGTAACAGCTTCACCTGAAGAATTGAAGCAGTATCTTACAGTATTTTTATGATTAAAGTATGGTAAGTTAAGAAAATTTCCTGTATCATCTTTGGATTTTAATTCGATCTGTTTTGGAAAAACTTCAGCACCACCGTAACCTAACACAGCACTAATAGACATTAATCTATCTCTCATTAATTTTGCAGGTACAAAATCTTTTGTAAATAAAAATACATGTGCGCCACCTGATTTAGAATTGAACACCATCAGTGGTAAGTCCATAGATTTTATTTTGTTAATTAATTTCTTGTGATTAAATTCTGCATACACATCTATGTCTATACATCCCCATTTACATTCGTTGTTTTCATTGATAGGTATGATACCAAGACTAGGTTCAATACCATTTAAATGATCTTCCCAATGTTTATCTGTTACAATTTCTGTTTTGACAAATGACTTGCCTTTGACTTTGAGTCCATCGGCACCCTTCTTGTCTACATAGGTACAACCATGCGCTCGCTCTAAACCTGTAAATATCTGTCTAAATCTTTCCATAATTATTTTGCGGAGCCGGATCCAGTCTCCCATCCCCGGCTCCTATC